CCCCACCCCCCTCACTGACGCGCCCCGGCTTTGAATAGGTTTAAAAAAGACTTATTATCATGGAATGAAAGAACTCACCACCATGAATAGCGCCTCACCACAGGCAATGTGTGATTTATTAGACGATGACCTACCGTACGACCCTCTAGATAGGGAGGATACAAGATGCATTTTAAACTTATTCGACCACGAAATGATGGAGCTGTACAAGGTACGGAACTTGGTAACGGCAGAAAATATTTTTTTAGATGAAAAAGAGTTAGAGGAATTGCTCGTGTCAGATTTAAGACTGGCAAAAAAGTTAAGAGAGCGGGCATGGGCACTTGGGCGTAAAAGAAGCACTATCACGCTTCGGAAAATGTGCATGGGTATTGCTTCTCCTACAAATGTAAAAAAGTTACTTATTGGAAATGAGTATGCTTTTGCTTATTTATTTAAGGAAGCTATGTCTTTTTCTGGTTTGTTGAATGATACTTACAAAAAATCTTTGGAAAAAATACACGAGGCCGTGAGGGATGCGGAGGTATTGGATGATGATGGGAAGATTGATGATAAGACTTTAAAGTCAATAGTGAGTGCGTCTAAGTATGTTAGTGAGAAGATGCACGGTATTCAAGCGCAGAGGCTGGAAATAGTTTCTCAAAACTACACTCTCAAGGAGGAGCGAACTTCTGAGGACTCTCGGAAGAGGAAGCTTCAGGAAATAGCGGATTTGCAGGGGGCGATTGACCCAGAGCTTGCAGGGATCATGGATGTGACAATGATTGAAGATATCCTGACGGATAAGATTATTGAAGGTCAGGCATGAGTATTGTAGATGGTACACTTGAGAAAAGTGTTTCAGATGAGAAGAGGGCAAGAATAGAGCGAGCCATGAGGGACGGACTCCCGCATCGGTACTCTCAGAAGCACTATTTTTGGAGTAAGGAAATATTTGAGGACATGGATTCCCGTACAATAATGCTTTGTGCAGCGAATCAGATAGGAAAGTCTACTAGTATAATCAAAAAAACAATTGAAATGTGCGGAAATACTGCGCTCTGGCCTAAGATGTGGGACACAACACCGCGTCAGTTTTGGTATTTGTATCCCGACATGAAGGTTGCCACCAACGAATTTAGGTTGAAGTGGGTCACAGAGTTTATGCCTCGGGGTGCATTTAAGGATCACCCTACTTTTGGCTGGAAAGCTTTTTATGATGGGCAGAAAAAGATTGACAGAGTGGAATGGAACAGCGGCATAACTCTATTTTTTAAGGGATATTCCATGGCAAAAGGGCAGTCTACACTCCAAACAGCGACTTGCCATCTCATAGCTGCTGACGAAGAAATTCCAGAAGGAACTTACGACGAGCTGTCTATCAGGCTCGCTTCAGTTAATGGGATATTCATGATAGCTTTTACAGCTACTCTGGGGCAGGAGCTTTGGTATAGAGCAATAGAGAGGGTAGGGATGCCCGATGAGAAGTTAAAAACAGCTAGGAAGTTTCAGATTTCAATGTATGACTGTCAACGCTTTGTGGATGGTACACCTTCCAGATGGACAGACAAGTATATATCAGACATCAAGGATAAGTGTAAGAGTGAGAAAGAGGTACAGCGTAGGGTTTATGGTAAGTTTGTAAGGGATGAAGGGCTAACCTTCCATATGTACGAGCCGGGCAAGCATAAGATATCTAAGAGTGAGTATAGACAGCGGTTTGACGTTAAGGATGGGGAGGCAACCCCGAAGAATTGGCTAATTTATACAGGTGTTGATATTGGAGGCGGGGGTACGAAAGGGCATCCAACAGCAATTACATTCATCGCTGTAAGGCCTGACTTCCAGTTAGGAGTCGTTTTTAGAGGTTGGAGGGGTGATGGTATCCCTACATCTTCTCCGGACATCTATGATAAGTATATACAGCTTAGAAGTGACATGAAGCCAGTGATGGAAACGTATGACGGTGCGGCATTAGATTACTATAATTACGCAACGGCAAAGGGCATACCGCTTGTCGCAGCGAACAAAGCCCGTGACGCGGGTAAAGAACGTATAAACGACCTTTTTAAGCTTGACATGCTGTATTTAGTTGTTGACGAAGACGATCCGTATGACGAGGTAGATAAATTGTCTCTAGAGTTAACGACTTTGAGTGATGATACAGCTAAGAGAGTTGCCCGAGACGACTTTGCTGATTCAAACAGATATACCAACATGTGCATCCCATGGGACTTAGAAGCAGTTTCATTGAAGCATGGGCCTAACAAATATGTTCCGTACGTTAAGAAAGAAAAAACTGAGAACGAAATACGCAGGGAAATGGTCTTTGGAAAAAAGGCAACGATGGGCGAACTAGAATCTGAAGAGATAAAATTTTGGAACGATCTATACTGAGGAGTGTCATGAAAGAAAATGGTTTGAGCGCTAAGGACATTTGCGTTATACTTAAGACAATGGCCCAGACAGGAGCAGAAAAGTTAGAGCTAGGGGATTTGAAGATTGATCGTAGCGGAGTTGACCATAAGCAAAAAGTAGTTGACACTATACCTATAGACGAAAATTTACCCGAAGCCACTTTAGAGGAAGATGCATGTGTGCATAAAAAAGAGTTAACTGACGACATGTCAATGAATGATCCTTTAGAGTATGAACGACTATTGGTGAGCGGAGAACTTGAAGATGGATAAAAGCGAACTTACAAGCGAAACGTATAAAATAATCTTTGATGAGAACCCTTTGAATATGAAGGCCGCTGATTTAGATAAGTTGTATCGAGAAGGCGATGAGGCGGATCAATGGATCTTTGCTGAAATGCGCTCTAACTTGCGGCTTGTAGCAGGTGAACATTACCAAAACAAATCATCTAAGTTTTGGGATAGAATTAGATCACAAAAAGATTTATCAGAGTCTCAGAAACTCAGGCTAGTAAAAAACCATACAGGAAATATTAGGGACTCGTATGTATCGACGATACTTGCATATGCGCCTAGTACGCTTATAGTGCCTAACAACAAATCAGAATTAAAAGACCAAAAAGCTGCTCAGCTTTCCAACTCAGTTTTTCAATATATTAGAAAACAGTCAAAATTAGATAAGCGTATACGGATGTTTGCGAGAGATTTTATAGATATAGGCGAGTGCCACTGTAAAATTTATTACGACCCCGATGCAGGTGACAACTTGGGTATGGTTGGAGTTGTAGATGAGACAGGCGAGCCAAAGATAGACATGAGTACAGGGCAGCAGAAGTTAGCTCCTCACATGTCAGGCGCATTTGTATATGAAAGAGTGCAAGGTTTTGATTTATTGAGAGACCCCGAGGCTGAGACATTTGAGGACTCACCTTTTTTCATCGTTAGGAAGCTTTTGTCGAAAGATAAAGTTAGATCGATGACTGATGATCAAACAGTATTGCAATCTTTAAACACCCAAGAGAAAGAAGAAAAGTATGTTGTATTTGATGTTACGAATACAAAATATAAAACAGAAGAAAGCAAAGTTATGGTGCGGGAGCACTATTATAGACCTACCCCAATGGTTCCCAATGGTTATTATTTTATAGCTGTGAAAGGGGCTGTAATTAGCGGGGGTGATTTACCATTTGGAATCTGGCCATTTGTCAGTGCAGGTTATTACGAAGTTTCAAAGTGTGCAAGATTCAGATCCCCGGTTCAAAGGATGCGCCCATATCAAGTAGAAGTAAATAGAACAGCTTCTAAGATAGCAACTATCCAGACTACTGTAGGTGACGATAAGTTAGTGATGATGAATGGGGCAAGGCTTACTCCTGGTGGGGAAGCTTCAGGAACTAGAGCAGTAAATGTTGTTGGAGGCACAGGCGCAACGATTATGAAAGGTTCAGCAGGGGAGCAATTTTTCCCATACATGCAGGGCCAGATAGCTGAAATGTACAGCATTATGAATGTGCAGGATTATGACAATACAGCAATGGACGGTAGACTAGATCCACATGCGATGCTTTATAAATCTATAAAGAATAAAGCAAAGTACTCAGATGCAGGAAAAACTTTTGAGGAATTTGTAGTAGAGATAACAGAGATAACTTTAAGAATGGCCAAGGAATATTTATCGGAAGATCAGATAGTTCCGATGGTTGGATCTAGCGAGAAAGTAAATCTTTCTGAGTTTAAAAGCTCCGATCCTTTATGCTATATGGTCACTCCAGAACCTGTTTCAAAAGATGCTGACACAATGCTAGGTAAGCAGTTAATGCTTACACAAGCTATGCAATATATAGGTTCAAGCCTAGAGCGAGATGACATAGGTAAGATTTTAAGATCTAGTCCATTTTTAAATGATGAAGATGTGTTTGCTGACTTCACTATTGATGAAGACATGGCAGTTAATGACATACTTGCTTTAGAGAGAGGTGAACAACCACAGGTACACCCAGATGCTAACCACAAGTATATGATTAAGAAAGCGATACATAGAACAAAGCAAGGAGACTTTAGTACTCTTGATCCAACTATCCAGCAAAATTTTAAGATGTATATTAAAATTAATGAGCAAGTAAAAGCTCAAGCAATGATGGATATACAGAGGGCAGAGCAAGGGTTTATACCAACTGACGGTTATTTAGTTAAGTGCGATTTTTACATGCCTCAAGAAGAAGGCAAGGCCAGTAAAAGAGCGGAAATACCATACACTTCTCTAGTTTGGCTAATCAAACAACTTCAGTCGCAAGGAACATCATTAGAAGACCTATCTAAGATGAGCGGCGGGTATGCTAAAGACATGGCAAATGTTTTATCACCAGAATCACCACAAGGAACAAACAGCAATATTATCCCACCACAAGGAGCAATGAATGGCAGGCAATAACCCAATTGAGAAAATTTTAGACGGGCAAGATGTAGATACAGTTATAAATGAAATGGACTCAGCGCAAATAGATGACCCGCAGGCAGCACCGATAGTTGAAGAAGCAGGAGTGCCGGCAACTGAAGCTGTAGTAGAGATTGAAACACCCGCAGAAGAAGAGTGGAAGCCCGACTATTCATTTAAGGTTTTGGATAAGGTTCATGAGTTTGACGAAGAGATCAGACCTCTAATAACTAAAGAAAACCACACTAAAATAAAAGACCTTTACGAAAGAGCTTACGGGCTTGACCATGTGAAAGGTAATTATGAAAAAGCTAAGACTGAGTTAACAGACTACAAACAAAAAGTAGATGAGTATTCACCTAGAATTGAAAAATATAATGAGGTTGAAAAAAACCTTAAGATACTAGGATCAATGATAGAGAAAGGTGACCTAGACAATGTTTTCGGAGAGCTAGGCATAAATGATCAGGCAGTGATGGAGTACGCTGTAAATAAATTGAAAATGCAGGAACTCCCACAAGATCAAAAAATACAATATCAAAATCAAGTAAGAAATAGATCTAATGAATACCACGATAAAGTAAAACAAGAGGATTATAATCAAAACATACACAAGCAATCTGTAGATTTGAGAAATCAGCAAGTTGATTTTGCTTTGCAACTTCCGGACGTCACGGAATTTGTAAACAAGTTCGACACTTTATCTAGTAAACCCGGAGCTATGAGAGAAGAAATTTTCAAGCGAGGGGCATTAGCATTTCAGACACAAGGATTGGACAAAGCTCCAATAGAGATCATTAACGAAATTATGTCTCAGTACAAACCATTTTTAAACAACGGAACTCCTCAGACACAAGAAGTTCCACAGGGCGGCCATACCCCAAATACTCAGCAGGTAACGCAAAAGAAACCCGTGCTACCTAAAATAGGAACTGCTAGTAACTCAGCAGTAAAGCAAACAAACATGACTTTTGAAAAACTAATGGAATTGAGAAGTTCAATGCCAGCAACTTAAAGGAATAGCTATGGCTACAACACGACTATTTCAAGACATGCTTAATGAATATTTACCAAATAGTTTATTGAGTGATCGTCTTGTAAAGATGGATTATATTTTAAATAGAGTAAACAAAGACAACAACTGGAAGCAAGGGACAATTATAGTTCCTTTTAAAGGTACTAAGGCAAGCTCATTGAAGTTTGGCGGGCTTACAGCAGCAGACGATATCTCTAGCATGAAACCTGTTAGAGGTGAGATTAGCTCATACAAAGAAGTATGGGGATCGATGATTTTCTACCATACTGATTTAATGCAGCATGATGGTAAGATTAAAGAATCTACTTTCATCAGAGTTTTAGGTGATACAGTAGAAGATTTCACACAACATTTTAAAGAAGCAGTTTCTATTCAGTTAGGTTGTGGTCCTCATTTTGCAGCAGTTTCAGACGCTACAGACGCAGCCACAGGTATTATGATTGTAGACAGGATTGAAAGATTCTGTATTGATCAAAAAGTATCTCTAGATGATGACAATACCGCGCTTGCTAGCTACTATATAACAGGTGTGAATTTGAACACAAGTGCAATAACATTGTCTGCAACTAGAGGCGGTGGGGCTGCTAACGTATCTGCTTATAGTGTTGCTCAAAACGCTGTATTTTATCAAGATGGAATTACGGGAGTTTCTGATAACTTTACATCACTTAAGAGCGCATTGCTGAGTCTAGCAAATGGTGGATCTACAAATCTTTATGGGCAAGCTAAAACAGCATACCCATACCTGCAAGCTATCAATATTGATGGCTCTACAATTTCTGCGTCTAACATTATCGAAAACATTTTCAATGCATGGGTAGAAGTTAGAAGAAAAGGTAGAGGGACAGCAGATGAAGTATTGATGAGTTGGCAACATCTAGGTTCAGTGCTTAAGGCAGTAGAGGTACAGAAAGGTTCTTACAAGGTTCGTGAAGGATCTATGAAAGCAACTGAATTTGGTTGGACGACTATAGAGATATTAAATATCGGTACAGGAAGTATGATCAAGTTTATCGGTATTCAAGAATTTGATGATGATATCATCGTTTTCGCTGACTGGTCTAAAGCTACTTTTAGAAGTAATGGAATGATTCAAAAGCGAACTGCTCCTGATGGCAAGCAGTACTATGAAACAAGAACAACTTCAGGTTATGCTTATATCCTAGATATGGCACTGTTTGGGGAACTTGAGATTAGAAACCCATCGTGTTGGGGAATTATCCACACAATTTCTTATTAAATAATATAGAGGGTCTGGCCGGGTAAAAATCCCGGCAACCCTCTCTAAAAAAAGAGGTTTTACAATGGCAATTACAACAACAGAAAAATATTTACTAAACAGAATGAACGCTGTGTCTCACAAAGTTCAGTTAGGGACACTAATTGAATCTGCTGAGAGTGCAGGCGGATCTTTAACAGAAGGAAGTGTTTTCATAGGGAACTCTTCTAACATAGCTGCTGAGCTAGACTGCTCAGGAGACACAAAAATTTTAATAGGTAATGCAACAACTTTGACAAGCGTAGCTATGTCAGGTGACGCTACTTTAAGTAACACAGGTGTTTTAACAATAGGTGCAGGGAAAATAGACCCAGGCATGACCGCTATAGCAACTGGAAGTATTCTTCTAGGTACAGCGGCCGTAGGAGCTGAATTAGATTGCTCAGGTGACGCTAAGATTTTAGTTGGTAATGGAACAACTATGACAAGTGTTTCTGTAAGCGGTGATATTACAATAGACAACACAGGTGACGCCACTATAGGCGCAGGTGTTGTAGAGTCTTCAATGATTGCTGATGGGGCCATTACAGCTTCTAAACTAGCATCTTCAGGATCGTATGATTTATTTGATACTCCTGTAATGCAAATGCAGAATGATGGCACAGCAGTAGATGGTGGAGCAGGATCAGTAAACATATTAAATACAGGAAGCGAAAACTATGAATGGTCAGTGCTTGGTGCTGGGCAAGCTATAGCTTATCTAACTTGGGGGGCCAATGGTTTAAACATTGCTCAAGATCAAGCAGAAGATGACGGAATAGAGCTTACTCAAGGAATTACAGCTAGATCAAAAGTGGCGTACACTGTAGGAACTGATAGATTTTATATTGAATCAAGACTTAAGTTGTCAGATGTTTCAGGTACGGATGATTGTCTAATCGGTTTTAGAAAAGCTGAAGCATATCAAGCAAATGTAGACGACTATGACGAAGCAGCATTTATAAATGTAAATGCAGGCGATGTCATTCTTGAAACTATTCTAAATGATGGAGGAACAACTTCAACAGATACGACAGATAAAGTTACAGCAGATCAGTATATTGACATGAGAGTAGAGGTAGACCACATAGCAGGTCTTGCAGGAGCTATCACTCTCGCTAACGAACTTAAGTCAAAATACAACACACATTGCGGATCTGCTTTAGCAGAGGCGGTTGCGTTAGCTAATGATTTAAAAGCAAAGTGGAACACACACATTGATGACGTTACTGCTCATACAAATGATGATGATGCTAGTTTAGTTACAGCAGCGGATTCTACAGATGATGGTAACGGGACTTCTTTGATAGCACTTCTAACAGACATGCTGCTTAAGTATGACAATCATGACGGTGATGCGGAATTAGCAGCAAACTGGGCATGGCATATCGCTCAAGAGTCAGGAGATCACTCTGTAGCCTCTACAGCAGCTCCAACAACTATCGCTCATTGTGTTACTGATGTTAACGATTTACTAACAGTGATGGCAGCACATATTGCGGATGTTACAGCACATAATACAGCAGGTACAAGCTCGTCTTTGACAGCAGTTACAGCGGCTCATGAGAATCTAGATGCTGCTAATCTTTCAACAGCAGCAGATGCAACAAATCTAGCAACATTGATTGTTTTGATTAGTGATATTCAAGACACATACGATGTTCATGATGATGATGCAGAACTTGGATCATCATGGCTATATCATGAAGCACAAGAAGGTGGGAACGCTTCTCCGGATACAACTACTCCGACAGATCTTCCTACAAGTGTAGCACAACTGAACTTGTTAAAAACTGCACTAGACACTCACTTTGCTGACACTACTTCGCATAACGTAGCTTCGACAGCGGTTGTAGCAGCAGGTGCAGCAAATGTATTTTTCAAAATAGGATTAAATGGGGCAGCAATAGCAGCACCAACAGTTACAGCAGCTTTTGCTTTTGATGATGGAGAGGTAGTAGTACCTTTCTTGTTCTTCCTACACACAGGCGATTTCATGGATACATTGTATCTACAGAAATGGGACGTAGGATTGTTAAGCTAAATTTTTTAAACTAGGGGGAGGTTAGCCTCTCCCTTTTTAAATGGGGTTGCAATGGCAGAAAAAGAAAATAAAAGAGATATAATTTTAACGCTATCTAATGAACTATGCAAAGAGTATATCGTGTACGACTCAAACGATAGAATAACATACCTATACCAAGCGCCTACTGACGCTGAAGATGGGGAACCATGTTTAAAAGTTAGTTACGAGTATGCTAGTGGTGTATCAGTACTAGCAGTTAAAAGAAAAGAGGAAAAGACCACTTGGACTGGAACGTGGGATATATAGGAGCTTATTATGGGTTACGGAGTAGATAGACCGCATTACTTAAGAGTATGGAACATAGATCAACACCCTTACAAGCACAGACTCCCAGAGTTTCAATACTTGAATCCGGCGTTGCCTGGAATTTCTAATTTAGATGATGTGATTGATTGGCTTGTATCAGTTATTTATCCAAATACACAAGGAGCAGTAGCAACACCTGCTGTACTTCCTGTATCTATAACACCTACTATAACAATAGCTTCCCCGGGAGTGCTAACAGCAGCATCTCATAAAAGACAAAATAATGATGAGCTGTATTTACAAACATCAGGGGCCCTTCCTACAGGTTTAGTAGCAGGGACAAAATATTTTGTAGTTGAAGCAGATACGAATACTTTTCAACTAGCACTAACTGAGTCAGGAACAGCGATAAACACATCTGGGACTCAGTCAGGAGTGCATACAATAGACAACACTCTAAATGATTATAGGGTTGTACTAGATGACGGAGACGGTAAAGCAGCGGCCTATAGGTGGCAATCTCGCCTAGGTGGAGCTGAGGCATGGTACAAACAATATGATATGGATTGGTCAGAGGATTCAATTTTATCAGGGATTGTCAGTAAGACCCAGGACATGTGGGTAAGCAGACAAGGAACTAGAGATATTGACTCAGCAGGTTCGTACATCACAGGAACTTTTGCAGGACAGAGAATTATTGGTGGAAGTGTCACCAATACAAATATGACTTTAACAGCGAACAACGCTGATACAACAGGGTACATACAAACTACAAACACGCTTCGCCCTTCGGCGAATAATACCTATGATCTAGGTACATCAGCAGAGCGATGGAAAGATGGTTACTTTTATAACTCAGTAGTCGTCGGCTCTGCTTCAATGACTTTATCAGCAGGTAGCATAACTGATTCTTCAGGGGCAATAAGCTTCGGAAATGAAAACCTAAGTACAACAGGTGATTTCTCAGGTAAGGATGTTACAGCTACAAGTAGCTTTATAGTAGGCACAACAACAATAGCTGCTGCAAGTATTACTGATTCATCAGGAGCTATAAGTTTTGGAAATGAGAACTTAAGCACTACAGGCACATTAGCTGCTGAGGACGTCACACTTACTAAAAATACTTTCACTTTAATTTTTAGTGCAGATGACGGTGCAGGAAAATCAACAATTTTATCATCTCAAGGAGAGATAAGTTTTGGTAATGAGAACCTAACTACAACAGGAAAAATAACAGTAGCAGATATCGATGCTACAAACACTGATACAGATACTTTAACAGTCAACACATCTTTTGCAGGATCTGCATTTTTAGATGATGACTCAATGGCCACTGCTACAGATAGCACGGCCGCTTCGTCGGAATCAATAAAAGCTTATTTTGATAACAGTCTATCTGATATTTGGGACAACAATATGTGTTCAAATTTATCAGGGCCTAGTACAGCTTTTGAGATTACAGATGCAGGAAGCGCAACAGTAAATATTTCCGCAGGTAACTTGTATATAAAAACAACAGACTCAATAGTCGGGCATATTGTAAAAATAGCATATGCAGGTGAGACAGGTGTCTCAGTACCAACTGACAACACTTTAAATTGGGCTTACCTAGCTTACTCAACAGGTACAGCAGCACTGGCCTTCACAACTACCTTATCGGATATGAATTTAAACACTGAGGTAGTCGTCGCTAAGGTTTTTAGATCAGGAAACGTATTAACAATATGGAATTTAGGCCAGAGATTTTCTAATTATAGGTCTAATGCATGTAAAAAAGATTTTGAGCTTTTTGGCATGCAAAGAGCAACAGGGTTGATTTTAAGTGCCCCCGCAGCTTCAAAAGTAGCTGTAGAGGCAGGTGTTATATACTGTTCTCAAAATAGACTGACCATAGCAGCTATAGATACAAATGTAGCTAGTACCTTTAGCACATGGAATAGCTCATCTTCTGTAACAGCAGACACTACAGGAATAACAGATGTAGATAACGCTAACTACTGGAACGGTTCGGCTTTAGTATCACTAACAACCAATAGGCGCACTACTAGATTTTTCTATGTTGATTTTGACGGCGGTCTGCACATGCAATGGGGAACATCTAATGTTACTTCAGTAGGCGCAGCACTAGCTGAAGAAATACCCGCGACTCCTTCATTTTTAACTAATTTTTCAATATACGTTGGGCGTATAGTTTTACAAGAGGGTGAAACAACCTACGAAGAAATAACTAATCCTTTCTCGACACCTGAAAGTGCTGTATCTGTAACAGATCATGGTGATCTGTCAGGTTTGGCAGACGATGATCATACTCAATATTTATTGAGGGCAGATATCTTAGATGAAGACAATATGGCGACAGATAGTGACACTGTACCACCTTCACAGCAATCTACAAAAGCTTTTGTAACTAGCGGAACGGTAGTAATGACTAGTAAGTCAATAGATGCTGATAACAACACTATTACAAACTTAGAATTAGATAACTTAAAAGCAGGTGTTTTAGATACAGACTTGAGCGCAGTTTCAGGTAGTGACGACACGGTTGCTAGTGCTAAGGCGATTGATGCCTTTATGACAACGCATATAAGTGACACTACTCCTCACGCAACAATTACAAATTCGAGTATAGTTACTCCTAGCCGCTTAGATGTTAAACAAGGTACAGAGGCTGACTTAACGACTTACGCGGCAACGGCCAGCAATGGGCAGATGTGTTTTGCGACAGATACCAAGAAAATGTATCAGGTTGTCGACTCAGCTTTAACAGAAGTTGGTGGCGGTGGCGCAGGATCATCAGACACTATCCATTTATTAATAGCTAATAACTTTACTGATATAGATGATGTCGATTTAACTGGAAATAACGCAGCCTTTGATGGTGGTGGGGCAATAACTGAGGCACCTACACTATCAACAACAGCAGCAGATTTAATTCTCGATAATGATGAAACAGTAGTTATTAAATATGTACCAGCAGCAGACGGCTCAAGTGATTATTTTGGTTTCACTAAAGGAATAGATCAAGGATATAGAGGTCGAATGATAGGCTTCGCTTTTGAATTTAAAAACGAATCAACAACTGTTGATAATGATTTTAGATTTTGTGTAAAAATAAAAGATGGGGCAAATGCAGGACTAATTACTTACAAAAATATGGAAGCTTATTCTCCAGCTAATAACGAATCTAAAAGTTTTCAAACAGCAATATTTATTCCAACCGATTGTACCGAGATAGAGTTTGGATGGCAAAATACAAGTGCTACTACAACAGTAGAATTGTACGTTGATAATATTTTAGTTAGTGCAAAGCCTTATCAGTATGTTGATTTAGAGATAAGTCAAACAATAAGACTTCACACTTCAAATGGCTTTGGATCAAGTAGCACGAAAATTAGACGATATACAACTGTAGTTGAAAACATCGGAGCAAATTTAATAACATATGCTGATTCCGCAAGCCTTGGTTCAACTTTTACAATCTTAAAAGATGGTATATATTCAATAAGTATTAGCGATAGTGGGACTACTGATAATTATGCTGGGGTATCTTTAAACTCTTCGGAACTAACAACCAATTTACAAAGCATCACTGCCTCCGATAGGTTGTGTTTACAGTACGAATCAGTTAGCACCGCATCAGCATGTGCTGCATGGGAGGGAAGATTATCGGCTGGTGATGTTATAAGACCCCACACTGCTGGTGGAGATGGGAGTACTACTTTTTGTAATTTCACAATTACAGGACGAGCAAAATCCGAACACGTTGTAACTGCTGCTGAGAGTAATATGACTGATTGGGAAAGTTATACTGTAACTTCTTTATGGTCTGCAAACACCGTGCATACATCTTATAAAAAAAGGATTGGGGACACTTTGTGGGTTCGGGGGAAGATGGAACTATCAGGAGCACCAGACGGTGGTCAATTAACAATAGATTTACCAACAGGTTTAACTATTGATGAAAATAAAATGACTACGGCAGACGCAGAC